CTGATATTTGCCTTTGCAATAAAGTACGTTATACTTTTCTGGTTCGTTTCTTTTTTCGTTTTCCATTTTTGTTAGGATTAATGTAATCGGATATTTCATCAAGTTGCCCTAAAAGCAATGCCTGAATGAAAAGGTTTATAGGCCTGAAAAAGAAATTCCTTACGTTATCAGTATTTATATACCAATCGTAAACGATAAAGAACTTCTTAATTTTAGAGTGCTTAAGTGAATGTTGGATTAGATAGGACTTACAACATCGTTTATGTAATTCTACCAATTCTTTGTCCTGCTTAAGCATCTCTTTATCAGAGAAGATAGTGTAATCCATTTTGTATGAATTGAGATGCCCAGGTAATTATCCCGGGCACCTGGTTAATAAAGGTTTATGCAACTTGTTCTGGTTTGAGGACCTTCTTTCTAAAGTCCTCGTATGCTTTAGCAGCAGCCTTGAATTCCTTGGAGTTCTGGTCCTTGATACGAGCCATTGCAAGTTCCAATCGGTGGAGTTCGTTTCGAGTTTGTTGTCTCCATTTCTTCCGAGCAAGAGTATCAACTACATCGGCCGGGTATACGTATTTAACTTCCCGATTAGAAATTACCTGTTCGATGATGGATGGTTTTTGTTGTTCCTTAACTTCCTTGACAACCTGTTCCTTTTTGGAAGTTTGGGTTTTAGGAGAGAGTTCTACCAATTTAGCATTGGCAAACTTAGTGGCAGCTTCTTGAGCATCTTGTACCAATTCCTTTTTAGTCTTTTTGGCCTTAGGAGCAGAAGCCTTAGCAGTCTTAGAATTTTTAATTCCTTCAAGTTGTTCGGCAACCTTAGTTGCAACCAGGTTAGTAACCTTTGATTCATTCTTTTTCATAACGTCTATATTTAAAATGTTAGTAAAATGATTAATTTCTTTTTCTGATACAAATATAAGAACTTTATTTTAAATAGAAAAATTTTATTTGAATTATTTTCTATTTGCTCGGGTTAATCGGCTAAGAAGTCGAAGATTTCTGGAGGATAGTTAATTTCATCCTCTGGG